TCTGGAATCGATACGTTAAGGAATAAAATTCGTAACTTTGCCTCAACAGTCAGTATGCATGGCGGTCGGAAAGTGATCATTCTCGATGAGGCAGACCATCTTAATCCTTCCTCAACTCAACCGGCGTTACGCGGCGCAATTGAGGAATTCGCCGCTAACTGCCGATTTATTTTTACAGCAAACTACAAAAACAAATTGATTCCTGCTCTGCATTCACGCTGCACAGAAGTTCTGTTCCAAATTCCCAGCAAAGAAAAACCTAAGATTGCCGGGAAGTTTATGGAAAGGGCAATGTATGTTTTGAAATCCGAAAGCGTGAAACTTAAAAGTCCAGAAATCATCGCTGAACTAATTAAGAAATACTATCCAGATTTTCGTCGAGTACTCAATGAACTACAACGATACTCTATGAGTGGTGAGGTTGATGAAGGAATCCTCACCGTATTGTCAGAGGTAGAAACTAAGAAACTGATGGACGCATTAAAAAACAAGCAGTTCACCACCATGCGAAAATGGGTTGTCGAGAACATGGATCAGGAACCATCAAGGATTTTTCGCAAGCTGTACGACAACTTATATGCTGTATTGGAACCCGGTTCAATTCCCCAAGCAGTACTGATAATAGCCAATTATGATTACCGTAGTGCCTTTGTGGGTGATGCTGAAATAAATTTAGTAGCATGTTTGGCAGAAATTATGGTTGATTGCGAATTTAAATAATGCAATTATCCGATTATCTCAAAGCAATCAATCAGAACAAACAACCATTAATGGATGACCCAACAGACTTGACCGCAGAGTCTGATTATGTCCCGTTTATTGTGGCGCGATGCCTTAGTTATTTTCCTGACACACTTATCATGGCGAATGAAATCAACACGTTTCCCAATGTTGATAAAAAACTGCATTTTGATTTTCTACTAAATATAGTTAGGAAGGGGAAACGATTCTCACGATGGCACAAAACAGTGCAACCTGATGATTTACAAGTGGTGAAGGACGCATTTCAATTCAGCAACGAGAAAGCCCTCCAGACCCTTTCCATCCTTTCACCTGATGACTTAAATCAATTACGATATTTGACACGAAAAGGCGGCAAACATGGAGAAAAACATTGAACTATCGGTAGATGATCTAGTTGAAGTAACGCTGAAAGACCCAGATGACTTTCTTAAAGTTAAAGAAACACTCACACGGATTGGGGTATCGTCCAAAAAAGGCAACACCCTTTTCCAATCCTGTCATATTCTGCATAAGCGAGGCAAGTACTACATCATCCATTTCAAAGAACTGTTTGCACTTGACGGAAAACCAAGCAGTCTCGTTGAAAACGATATCGCGCGCCGAAACACCATTACGAACTTACTTGATGATTGGGGATTAGTTGATCTGGTGGACCCAGATCGAACAAGAGAACCTATTGCACCCATGAGTCAAATCAAGATTATTCGACATGATCAAAAACAAGAATGGACACTTGAAGCAAAACACAATATTGGAAAACGAGTAAAAAACATTTAGAATGGAAACCTTTTTATTATGACATCTATTGAAACAGCGGATACTATCGATCCGCCTGCCCACAATCTCTATTACTATCGCATGTTTCCTGATGTTCGACCCCCTCTGGTCGCAACACAGGGTTCTGCATGTTTTGATCTGTATGCATACTTATCAACAGATCGTCTTATCACATCTAAAACACAAAATCATTCAGTGTACAAAGAATACCCAACCCAAGAGGGAATCAACATACATCCAAAACAAATCATGATGATCCCCACTGGACTCAAGTTCGATATTCCAGATGATCGTGTTTTGCAAATCTACGCACGCAGTAGCCTCTGTTGGGGGTATGGATTATCTTTGGCGAATCATGTCGGGGTTGTCGATTCAGATTATGTTGAGGAAGTGTTTCTTCCTGTACGAAATGTGATTGACCAAATGGTTGTGATTCCAAACGGTACTCGATTGGCACAAGCTCGACTATTAAAAAGACACACATATGACATACTTGAAATAAACAATGAACCAGAACATAAAACAGAAAGGGTTGGCGGTTTTGGATCAACAGGAAATAACTGAATACCCGCAACTGATTCCAGAGATTACGCGCGAGATGTGCCTTACGATTGTAGCAGAGCAGGACAATGATTTCCTGTCTTATGCTGCTATCCACATGGAACGCTGGCTTGAGGAAAATCCTTATCTCGTTGAGTTCATGCAGAAAATGATTCAACAGTCGAATGAAGATTCCGAACGAATGCTGAAGATGGCAGTGATTGTTTTACGCATGGTCGAAACATCATTGGAAGTCAAACAACTCACTGAAGACTTAAAAGGAAAACTTGATGGTCCTCCAGAAAAATTAATCCAGAACACTAAGAAAACCACAAAAAGCACACCACCAACCGTACTTCCGTTTTCAGAATTCAAAAAGGAACAAGATAATGGCGAAGAAAACAATCGAGACGATTCAACTAACGGACGAACAACTGAAGACCCTGAGAATGGCATTTGATAAGGTCAGGTTCAAGCAGGAAAATATTCAGGTTATCCTCAACACATTTCTCGATGGATTGAAAGATGAAGAGGAAGTTGCATGGGACGAGGTTGCCAAAATGTTTGGTGCAGAGTCAAACATGCAACTGCTCGCGCAGAAAAGGCACATTGACATTAACTGGATTGCAGGAATTGCAAAACTTGTTGATGAACTTCCTCAACGTAAAGAACCGGGACTTAGTTTATCTGGTTTCAACGCAGAAGAATAAAAAATGAAACACGTTGAGGTCTATCGTGACCCAAATAAATTTGCAGCATGGCCAGCTAACCATGGGATATGGTCTTGGGGGGATGAGATACTTGTTGGATTTTTCGTAGGAGAATTAGATCGAACCAATGCGAACCATCCCCTTGACACAAGCAAATCACAGGACGTTATGTTCTATCGTTCGCATGATGGTGGACTATCATGGGCTTCAGATAAGGGGAATGGACTTCATCAAGCAAAGCGGCTATGTACACCACACGATGCGTATCATCCCGGTGGACTCACACCACCCTCCAACTATAAGCCACGCTCCTATATTGATTTTGAACTTCCAAACAACATAATGACATTCTGTCGATCTGCAAACAATCACGGAATATCTTGGTATTTTCTTTCAGCAAACAGAGGAAAATATTGGCAGGGTCCACACTTCTTCGACACATTCGATGAAGTTGGTGTAATGGCGAGAACCTGTTATGTGCCAACTGGAAAATTTTCCTGTATAGCATTTATTACTATAGCCCACAATCCAAGAGAGATGAGTAAAGTTGGAGAAGGTCGTGTTCTCATTGTTAAAACAACCGATGGTGGAACATCTTGGCATAAAGTAAACAAGACCGTGTTGCCTTCTCGATTTCATTTTGAAATTATGCCGTCTGCGGTAAAGGCTGATGACAAAATTATTCTAGCAACACGACTATATGCCAAAGATGCTGGATCGAATAAAGCCCAAACATATTCTGCCCCATTCAATATTGGCTGTATTGGCATTCATCACTATTTTCCAGAAACCAACAAGATCGTGCATCTGGGTGTAACTGCTCTTATGATGAATACTTCAAGTCCACCAAGTCTGGTTCGTCTTCCTAATGGACACTTGGTACTCACCTATGGTCGAAGAGAAAAACCATACGGCATTCAAGCCCAGATCAGCAAAGATGAGGGATTGTCTTGGAGTAGTCCATACATTCTCCGCAACGATGGTGGGAACTGGGACTTGGGATATGTTGCAAGCACCCTGAACGCAAACAATGATATTGTCAGCACGTATTATTACAATCTTAATCCAACAGAGGACACTCGATGGATTGGGGCTACGGTGTGGCATCCAGATGAATTGACTATTTCAATGAAAGCACCGTCCCCAACAGTGAAGGTTGCATGAATGAAATTCTACACTAATGTAACACAATACGGTAGTGTGATTCTACATCGATGGGTAGAAGACGGACAGCACAAGAAACGTGCGGTCAGTTTTCATCCAACACTTTACATTCCGTCGAATGATGAAAGCTCAGAATATAAAACCGTATATGGCGAACCTGTAGAACCAAAACATCCAGGGACGATCAAGCAATGTCGAGCATTCATTGAACAATATAAAGAAGTACCAAACTTTACCGTATATGGCACGACACAGTATCAGTATCAGTTTTTAGCAGAGCATTATCCAAAGCATCCAGTGGAATACTCATTCGATGATTTGAATATCTACAACATCGACATCGAAACCACATGCGAAAATGGGTTCCCCGATGTTGACAATCCAATGGAAGAAGTTAATGTTATCACGATTGAGCATCGTGGTAAATATACGATTTGGCATTTGCCGGGATTCGATAACAAGAAGTTTCATGAAGAGGGGTACGAAAAACTACTCGACACAGATGGCAAAAACATCACTACCGTGTTGTGTCAAACAGAAATCGAATTGCTGCAAAGGTTTCTTGAATTCTGGAAAGACGGAGACTATCCAGATATCGTAACAGGATGGAATGTGCGTTTCTTTGATATTCCATATCTGTATGAAAGAATCAAATCACTGTTTGATGAAGATGAAGCAAATGCACTTTCTCCATGGAATGTTGTGCGCCGACAAGAAGTCAGGAAGTGGAATCGAGATCAAACAGCATACAGCATTGCTGGCGTTTCCACACTCGACTACATGGAATTGTATCGTAACTTTACATACACGGCGCAGGAGTCCTACTCGCTAGACAACATTTCATATGTTGAGCTAAAGAAAAAGAAACTCGACTATGAGGAATATGGGCATCTTCACACATTCTATCGTAACAACTTTACCAAATTCGTTGTCTACAACATTCATGACGTTGAACTGGTTGCACAGTTGGAAGACAAGATGCGCCTATTGGAACTTGCCGTTACGATGGCGTATGATGCCAAATGCTCTTTCGATGATGTGTTTTCACAGGTGCGAATGTGGGATGTAATCATCTTCAATGAACTATACCGTCAAAGAAAAGTGATCCCTCCAAAAACAGATCACTCAAAGGATGCGGCTTATGAGGGCGCGTATGTGAAAGACCCTCAACTTGGCGCACACGATTGGATTGTATCGTTCGATCTGGCAAGACTCTATCCACATTTGATAATGCAGTATAACATATCACCAGAAACCTTGATAGATGGAATCGACACGCCCGCATCCAACACGGAAACATCAAATTTAGTTTCAGGGTTGCTTGATCAAAAGATTGATACGTCTGATTTGAAAACCCACAATGTATGTTTAACAGCTAACCGACAATTCTTTAGAACTGATGTTTCTGGGTTCCTTCCAAAAATCATGCAGAGAATGTATGATGATCGAAAGAAATACAAGAAGGAAATGCTCAAAGCTAAAGCGGCGAAGGTGAAAGCAAAAAGCAAAGCAGAAGAAAACAAGCTGGAGAAAGATGTCTCCAAATTTGAGAACCTCCAAAAATCAAAAAAGATTCAACTTAACAGTGCCTATGGTGCTTTGGGAAATGAGTATTTTCGATTCTTCGATATCCGTATTGCTGAAGCAATCACACTATCTGGGCAACTTTCAATTCGCTGGATTGAAAATAATGTTAACCGATTCATGAATGAACTGCTCGATACGAAGAACGAGGACTACATCATCGCAGTTGACACAGACTCGATTTATGTTCGATTCGGTCCTCTGGTCAAGAAGGTCTTTGGAGATAACCAAGTCGAATCAGAAAAGATTATTAACTTTCTGGAAAAAGCTTGCAACGAAAAAATTAAGGATTTTATCGATCAAAGCTATATTAAGCTTGCTAAATACGTCAATGCATATCAGCAGAAGATGATGATGGATCGAGAGGTTATTGCCAGTCGAGGAATCTGGACTGCTAAAAAACGATACGTGTTGGATGTATGGGATTTGGAGGGTGTGCGATATGAGAAACCAGAATTAAAAATCATGGGGCTAGAAGCAATCAAAAGCTCTACTCCAGAACCATGTCGAAAGAAAATCAAAGAAGTTTTGAAGATTGCTCTACGCGAAAATGAAGATGCAGTAATTAACTTCATCAAAGACTTTCGTAAGGAGTTCTATAAGTTACCCGCAGAGGAAGTTGCATTTCCGCGATCAATTACAGGTATCGACAAATACTCACACCCAGTAACCGTATTCAAAAAGAGTACCCCGATGCATGTCAAAGGCGCTCTATTATTTAATCATCTGTTGAAGAAAATGGAGATGGACAAAGACTATCGTCCCATCCAAGATCACGATAAAATTAAATTCATTCATATGCGAGTACCAAATCCTGCACGCGGACCTGTTGTAGCATTTCGTGATTTTCTTCCAGATGAAATAGGACT